TTGTTTCGAAATCGCCATCATAAACATCTTCAACTGAAACACTGTTAAGTATCAAAGGTATATCAACAGGTTCAAGATTATCCATCAATTTAACTGTTGTTGTCCTTTCTGGTTTGAAAAAAGGAATTATTTGCTCTAATATCTGCGCACCATCTTCTGCATATTTCACCATAATACTCAAAGTAAAATCAATATTATATGGTGCAGGCGAATATTGAAAATAAGTCCCAGAATCCAAATTTTCTTTCGTTGTTGGCAATTTATTTAAAGAATTAACTTTTCTAACGCCATCATAAGCAAAACTATTCATTTCAAAAGACATTCTAGGCAATGTTATTGCAGTCTTATTGTCAAGATTTGGGTCTTGCTGTATTCTTGCCATAAATTTCTGATATGGTCCATATGAGATAGGAACGACCAATCTCTGAACTTCGTTTCCATTTTTATCATTTCTAATAATAGAAATCTTATTGAAAATAGAACCAAATAAAGCAACATACTTTTTTGTAGTTTCGTTATAAAAATGATTTGCTATGCTCATTTGTCTGCCCCTTCACCGCAATAACACAATTTATTTTATTTATAAATATAATATGGTTCACGGAACTGCCATTCCCAACCATTCTAGAAAGACAAGGAGTTTCCAGCAATGACTATTTATGTTACATATATTACTATTTATTCGGGAAATAAACTTCCGCCATTTTATATTGGTTATACTTCGAAAGATAAATTTTTAAAAGGATATAGGGGTAGTGTATCATCTAAAAAATACAAATCTATTTGGAATGAAGAATTAAAAATAAATCCTCATCTGTTCAAGACAAAAATAATAAAAGAATTCGACAACAAAAAAGATGCTTTATTGCACGAAGAAAAAATACATATCGCATTAAATGTAGATACGAATCCTTTATATATAAACATGATAAAATCTAGACACTACTGGACTAACGTGGGCGGATATAAACTAACAGAAGAGCAAAAAGAAAACAGAAGATGGGATGAAAAAAGAAAAAAATCACAATCAAAGGTAACATCAGAAAGAAATAAATCTATTTGGAGTTGTTATACAGAGGATCAAAAAAGAAAGAGGTGTGTTAACATTTCAAATTCGTTAAAAGGAAAGACAACACATAACAAAGGCAAGAAAAGAACAAATAAAGAAAAAGAAAAAATTTCCTGTGAAACCAAAAAAGCAATGTCTGACAATAAATTAAGATCACATCTTTCAAAGAAAGCAAAAGAAAGAGGTATAGTAAAAATTTGTTGTTTAGAATGTAAAAAAGTTGTCACGGCACCCACATTTAAACAACATATTGATAAACATGATGGTATTAAAAGAATCTATATAACAGATGGTGTCAAATGCAGAAAAATACTTGAAAGCGAAGAAATACCCGAAGGTTGGGTAAAAGGTAGATTGAAAAATAAGAATAATCAATCATCAGATGGGTAATCTATAAATTCGTCTAATGGATTAATTTCGCTAAAATCAATGAAATCACTACTCTCTTCTTCATAGAAGATATTTTTTGCAATTGGATCATTTTCTTGTAATGTTGAAAGGTCACTAATGTCAGAAGTGTCATATTCTTCGAAATGTTGATCAATTCCTTCAACACCCGTTTCAAATCTTTCATTAGAATATTCAAACAATTCGCATCTCAAATCATATACTTGTAGCGAACCTGATTGATAGAAAACAGATTCATGTTCGACATGCATTATTTTGAAAAATTTGTCGTTCATCGGCATGTAGATAAGATCGCCTTCTTTTGGTCTTGTCAGTTCAGGATCAATTCTAGTTGCATGTCTCTCAAATGTCCTATACGCCAAACTAAATGTCGCTTGGTCTCTGATTTGTAAACCAAATTTAGAAAGGAAATCACCCTCACCTTCAAAACCATCAACAGATTTAACATAGACTTCCATGTTGTATGCAGCATTAAATACAGAAAGACGATCTTCATTCATTATGTGATCAAATTCTTCTGTTGTTCTAGTGACGTAATATGTATCCACACCATATATTTGTATGGATTCTATCACCAAATCATCTATGAGTTGTTGTTCGTTGAAGTAATCATAATTTTGAAAAAATACATTAGTCGCCATAGAAAATTACCCTGAAAAGTTATGTATCATAGGTTGCAATGAATTTATTGCTTCTTCTTCCATTGCTCTTCTTTCTTCTCTGGCATCTTGAAGGATTTGTTCGCCGTTAAACTGAACACCACCAACCAACTGCATATTTGTAAATTTAGTTAGATTAGAACCCCACTGTTCCTTAATCAAAGCAGACGCATAGTTCTGCAACCATCTGTCATTCCACATATCAGAATACAAACTTTCATCAATAATGTCATATGCTTCTACAATTATGTATTCACCCAAAGCAATCCTATCCCAATCCATGTCAATATATAATTTGTTAACATGCTTGTTGTATCTCAATAGAGGCAAACCAACCAAAACTTCTTGCAAGAAGCGCAAATGTTGCATCGTCATATAGTAGTTTTGAACAGAATATCCTGTGATATCTTCAAGATTATTCAAAACAAATTGATAAGTGACATTGAAAATACCACTACCAGAAGATATAGAAGAACTAAGACTAAAAATCCTAGAAATACCCAATAGTCTTTCAGGTATTTCAATATACCCATCGTCTACATTTTGTTGAGTTACTTGATGCTTTAAATAGATGTGTTCGGAACCATTGTAGTGGTAGTCATTCCAGAAACTAATTGCTTCATCAATTCTATCTTCTACTTGTTCGTCTGAAATATTTATCTGGACAACTGGTGCGCCTATTTTTCTCAAACAATGATCTTTAAATTCTTGTCTTGATGTGGGTCTTGCCATTTAAAAACACCTTTTTTCTTTTATTTATAAGTCTTTTTTGCTTGACATTTCAGACAATTTTGTTATAATCCTTAGTATAAGGGAAGAAGATATATGTTTGATTCTATTTTCTTTCTATATCTGATTCGACACATTCCTCTCCATATTGTATTTCAATAATGTGACATGGTTCTGAACCGTTGTTTGATGCTTTATGCCAAACATTTTTTTCGACTATGTATGAATTATTTTGATTTATTTTAACGACATTCTTAAAATCATTGTATTCCGTTTCCATAGTTACTGATCCAGATAACACATACCAATGCTCATTTCTTTTGGAATGCTTTTGCATACTTAGACTACTATTAGGATTTATCACAAGTTCTTTCACCTTTATGGTTTTCTTATCATCAAGAACCCTCCAATATCCCCATTCTCTTATTGTCTTTTCTGTTTTCCATTCATCTAAAATCCAACTGCTACTATTAATCTTGTCATTACCACCAACACCAAAATGAAAAATAACGTCTTTACTACTTCCAAAGGTTTCCATTTCAGGTATATTATCATAATTTCTATCACCACCATTTGCAAAAACTACCACTCCATTTGTGGTGCTTAGAATATAGAATATGGCGGCGTTTGCCGTTCCGTCATCGTCATTAAAACCTATAACATCATCGACCACTGATAGTTCTTTAATTATCTCTGATCTTTCAGTAAAACTCATGAATGGTTTGCCTTTTTTTCTTTTCAACCATTCATCACTGTTCAAACCAACAACTAACCTATCACCAAGTTTCTTTGCTTCTTTAAAGTATTTAATGTGACCGCTGTGCAAAGGGTCAAAACCACCAGTGACAAGAACAGTTTTCATTCAAACCTCCTTATAAACCAAATTCGTGTTTAACGCTTTCGTGAACTGCAATGTATTCAGGACCATTAAAATCCTCGTCCATAAGATTATAATCTTTGAATTCAATGCTACCGTTTTTAAGTCTTCCTAAATGATATCCAAAAGGCGTCAAATACTTATAACTGTCAATAAGCATCCATTTTGTCAAAACACAAATATAACCGTATTCGAATTGAATTACTTTTATTTTGCCTTGTGATAATGATTTTTCGAACCCTTTGAATACATTCTCTTCTGCGCCTTCTGTGTCTATTTTAAGAAAGTCTATGTTTTCTACATTTCTACTTTCAATGTAGTCATCACCTTTCACGACAAGACCTTTTCTTATTTCACTATTGTCTAGTCTCAAATCCATCACAGGTGTGCTTACGGCAGAATAAGAAGGTTTATACTTCATATCTATTGTTCCATTACAATTCGACAGACCAAAACTATTCGGGAACATTTTATCATCAATATCAATATTTTTTAGGAGTTGTTTGTATGTTTCTCCCATAACCTCAAACATATGAATATCTGCTTGTGGTTGATATTTTCTGGTCATCCGAGACCATTCACCTATATTAGAACCAACATCAAATATTGTGTTGAATTTGCCAGAAAATCTTTCCTGCAACCATCTTTCGCCGTGCGTTTCAAATTCTTCTAGTGCACGTTCTCTGGTATATTTTTCATTTTCACTCATCTGAATACTTTCACCCCATCATCATTTTCTTCACTGGTATTTATACCATCATTTGTATTTTGTTCTTGGACAATGAACTTCGTATTGCCAATATGTTCGCATTTGATAGATGTATCTGCCCATACTGTGTAACCCATATGTCTTGCTTTCATACAGAAGTATATATCTTCTGAAACGGTATCTTTATGATTAATGGCAGATTTATAGAAAAAGTGCGGGTATTCCATTTCTTGGAAAATTCTGCCTTTAATTAAGCAACAACCCATTCCACATGCTGCAATCTCTACCACGCCCTTATTTTCTAAAAGTTCGAATGGAATGTTTGTAACCCCACCATCTTTATCCATATAAACTTCAAGTGTATGAGTGTTGGGTATTCTTTGTATGTAAAGACCTGAAATTATGTCTTTATTTGCTCCTAGCATTTTTGTCAGTGTGTCTTTTGGTAATACAATATCAGAATCTACTGAAAACAAGTAGTCGTATCTTTTCGCCCACTCTGCAATCAAATTTCTTATTTGATCTATTTGATAACCATAGAAATACTGAAACTCTAACTTATAACCATCTGGAACATCCAAATCAAATATGGATTTCATAGTTTCTGGTTCGATGTATTTGTTTGTAGGTATTGCCACTAATATAGTTTTCATGAATTCTTTCTTCCCATAGTTTTTTTCTTTAATTTCATATGAAAGATTTGCGTTTTTGTTCTGCTCATCGCCTCTTATCTTATAGTCATTAAGAGGATTTATATCATTGTAAATACACACAATCTCTTTGTTGCAATATATTTTATCTTGACTTACATTTTCGATAAGTTCATAAAACAAAGGATTGTCTGCACCAGACTTCATCCACTCGCCTGTTTCTGGATTTACGAATTTTTCTATATTGACTTTCTCGAAATGTTTGCCCAATGTCGTTCTAAGATGTGTATAAGGTATTTTCCAATTGAAAAAATATTCTCTGTATTTTTTCTTGTCTTTTATTTTCTTTGGGTAATCTTGTGCAATCAACGGTATGTTATCTGCTAGACTCCACATAGAACCGTATGTGAACTCATAACCCTGATCATACAAATCGTTGTAATAGTGAAAAATCGTATTGTTATTATTCAACCAGTCATCGCCATCAAGAAGCATGACAATATCATCTTCATGTGCATATTCTGATATGATATCTATTTGATTTTTTATTGCACCCTTGTTTTCTGAATTTCTGATCAAAACAAATTTTTCTTTAAGATCGTCAGACAAACTTTCAAGATATTCTTGTATTTTCAAAATACCATCGTCGTCTGAACAGTCATCTATCAGAACGTGCAAATAGTTGTCATAATCTTGCGATGCTACTGATTTTACATTATTCAATACATAGTCGCCTGCATTCCAGAAAGGCGAAACGACTAAAATTCTTCTTTGCTTGCCATATGAAGAAAACTTTTTCTCATGAGGCATTGAAGTTGTTCTTCCGAAAACTCTTTGAACTTTTTGATTTATACGTTCAACTTTTCGGTATTCTTCTACAGGTAAAAACTCACCCATTATCCTAAAGAAAAACTGTTTCCATTGCAGCGCAACAGTATCCCAACCCGCAACATCTTTAACCACGTCACAATAATTCTGTTTTTGTTGGTGTAGGTAATCATTGTTATACGCATTGAAGAATGTTTGAAGAAAAGTTTTTACTTGCTTTTCTTTATTG